TGGGACAAGTGAAACGATTTCTCCTTACGACGCCATGAATGGTGTTGGTGGGGCATCTGAATGGGTCTCAGCTTCAACTGACGCTTGTGAACCCTACGCTGTTGACTTGGAAATTGACCACGCTCAACCTTGTGGAACTGCACAGGACGAGTTGACGGTACTTCCCGACTTTCGTTATGATACGTTGGAAGTCGATATTGATGCAGCTACAATTTCGTTTACCGGTCGTTGCAATGTTACTGCTCCGACTGTTACTCGATCTTAACTTTAATGATAGGGACGAGTGGTGTGCTCGTCCCTATCTTTTTACTAATTCTCAGCAAGGAATAAAACATGAAGATCGGCGGACGTGAAATCAAGGGTAAGAATCGAGTTACTGTTGTATTCCCACGTGAGGGAGGGGAGGACATTGCATTCATTGCTGAAGCAGTGAGTGATTTCTCTCGAATCAATGAATTCATTAACATGCCTGAACCACCTGTTATCCAAAAACCGGGTGGTGTAGTCGAAAAGAATTTCAATGACTCAGGTTACAAAGCCCAGATTGATAGTTACAATATTACTCGTATGGCATGGATTGTTCTTGAGTCCCTCAAACCCAGTAAGATTGAATGGGATACAGTGGACATGGACAACCCCAGTACATGGACAAATTATACGAAGGATCTTGAACAAGCTGGTTTCTCGGATATCGAAATCAACCTAATCGGAAATGCTGTTCTAGAGGCTAATGCCCTAGACGAAGAGAAGCTTGAAGCGGCTCGAAAGGTTTTTCTACATGGTCAGGTGGAGGCGGAAAAAAGTACCTCTGGCCAAAGAACCCCTCAATAGAGTTTGCTATCTGGAAAGCCTGTGAACGCATAGGCATCAGACCCCCAGGGGTATATACCGATAACTGGGACGAACTTGACTCTTGGGCTCAAGCTTTAGTTATAGCCTACGACCAGCGATGTATTTTCGAGGACAATAAGGGTTTAGATAAACCTACGCCACCACCGAAAGCTGCTGGCAGGAGAAGGTAATGGTCAAGTTCACTGCTCGATTCAAGACTATTGAAATCGACGAAGCTAAGTGGGAAAAAAGACTTAAGACTCGCCTAGAGAAGAATCTTAAGAAAGCAGCAATAGTGTGGTTAAATGCTACAGTATTGCTTGCTATCCCCACTTGGTCTGGTGCATCTCGTGCGACGTTCCTTAAGTTAGCAAGAGCCGTGGGGTTCGGGTTAACTATCTCTGGAATTAAAGCGACAAGTAGTGACAACTCAAGAGCACTTGGCCCAAGAGTTGGATTTCAACAAAGCCAAGGTAAAGTCAGTGGATACAATAAAGGTAGGATCACTTTTACGTATGGTACTACTTTGTTTCATTTAGTCTTCAATGAATTCAACAACGCGAACCAGAACCCAACAGCGGGTAGGTTATTCAGTAGGTTAAATGAACCTGGACCATACAATTTTCGTAGGATCGGTCAAGCCGCCTTCGAAGATTTTGTTAAGGATGTGATTGAACTACCGTCTCCTTGGAAAGCGTTGAAGATACGGCGCATTAGGGTGGGATAATGGCAGAACAAATTATTCAAGAACTAGGGTTTGATGCATCTAAGGCAATCACTGGCATCAACCAAGCAATAGGTGCTCTCGGTAAACTTAACAGCGCCTTAAACACCACCGGCTCTACCATCTCTAAACTGAATGGTAACTCTTTCAATAAAAGTCTGAAGGGTGTTAGTACTAGCTTAAATAGAGTTGCTGGTGCCGACGCCAAAATGAAGAAGCTTTGCAACACCATTGCGAAGACTAACACTAAGACTCAGAATCTGGGTAAGTCTACCGGTGGTTTGGTAATCAGTTTTGAAACTCTAAGCCGAATTGCAATTGCTCAAGGTATCGTCCGTGGGCTTAATGCTATCCAAGCTGAGTTCGCTGAAGCTGTAACCCAAGCTAAAGACTTCGGCATTGCCTTAGCTGAAGCTGCTGCCATCGCGCCTGGTGGGGTTGATAATTTTCAGAACAGTGTCACTAACCTCAATAGAGAATTGGTTGCCACGTCTTCTTCATTCGGTTTTGATGTCCTGGATCTTGCTGAAGCAAAGTACCAAGAGTTCTCTAATCAGGTTGACAATGCTAGGGGAAGTCAAAGACTTTTCATCAATGCAAATAAACTTGCACGTATCTCCACTTCTGAAGTAAGTGAAGCAGTTGGTGCAATTTCTTCTGTCCTCAACTCCTATGATTTATCGGTAGAAAGTTCCGATGCAATCACCGCTCAATTGTTTAAGACTGTTGAGTTAGGTCGTACCCGTCTCTCCGATATTGCTGACCAGTTGGGTAACGTTACTCCACTGGCACGTAATGCTGGAATTGGTTTTACTGACCTGGGTGCTGCTCTCGCTACGATCACACGTTCTGGTGTATCACCATCTCGTGCGTTGACTCAGTTGCGAGCAATCATCAATCAGTTGACCAAACCGACAGCAGAACTACAGAAGTTGTTTACGGAGGTTCTTGGGGTTGAAGATGCACAGCAAGCCATCCAACAGTTTGGTGGACTCCAGGGAGTCTTACAGGAAATTGGTAATGCTGCTGGAGGTAGTTCATCTAGAGTCGCTGAATTGTTCTCGAACATTCGTGCCCGAAATGCTTTTAATGCACTGAATCAAAACGCTGAGCGTTTTACTGAGAATATTGAAAAACTCGGAGAAGCAGGTCAACAAGGTGCTGCCTTTTTAGATCCACTTCTGAAGGCATTCGATGATCAAGACGCAGTTCAGTTTACGAAAGCTATCAATGATTTGAAACTAGCCTTCCTTTCATTAGCTCAAGACGCACTTCCATCATTAACAGGGTTGATTCAGGCTCTGACAACAGGGGTGGAAAACCTCGGACAAGTAGTTATAAATATTGGTGTAGCTTCATTTGCTGCGTACAGCGGTTGGATGTTGGTTTCAGCTAATAGTGCATCTGTATTAAACAAAGCAGTCCTGGGTACACGGGCAGGTGTACTTGGTTTAGCTGCGGCTATCGGGTTTGGAATCGGTGAGCTGTTAAAGTTTATTGATACATCAGCGCAGGCTGGTGAAATTGAAGCAATCTTCGCAAAGAACGAGGCTATCAAAGTAGATAACCTGGAGAAGATTGCTAAAGATGCTGAAACTGCTTCTAAAGCTATTGATGAACTTGGTAAGAAGAGTCAAGAGTCATTTCGTATCTTGAACAAAGCAAGTGCTGAATCTCGAAATAGTATACGTGAATCCAATGATGATTTTGTCAGGTCAACTAATTCAGCTTTGGATAGATTGGTTTCAAATCGATCTAACTTCATCAAAGAACTGGATCAACTGATTGAAAAATCTGAGGATCGCAGAACTAAGAACACTGATGAGCAATCGAAGATTCGTGAGAAGATAGAAGGACGAGCTTTCGAGAGACAAGTGTCGGGATTTGATGATGTTCGACAAGCCTTCTTCCGTCAAGCTCGCGCACGTGAAGCACTCAATCAAGCAACACGAAGTGGAACTGATGAGGACGGTCTGGAAGAACGTCTTGAGGGGTTACAGAATGCTGAGAAGTTAGCACAGGATGCTTTGAAAACTGCTCAACAGTCAGGGAATCGAACGTCGGTTTTTCAAGCTGAGAAATTGATTGATGAAATTCTCAGAAAGCAGTTGGATACTAAGAAGCAACAGCAAGCCCTTGATGATATCCAAGTTGCCAAGGCGAAAGAAATCCGTGATAGTGAGAAAGCTAAATTAGATGAGTTGAAAGAGAACGTAAAAACTCTCCAAGACAATCTTAGCTTGTTCTCTGATCAAGGTGCTTTACTGTCTGAGTCAGATCGTGATGATGCAATCAAAAGGGCTAAAGAAGCTTTTGATAAGATTCAATCTTCCGCCCTGAGTCGGGATGACCTGGATATTTCCCAATTGCTCGGAATCACTGATCTTGGTTTGAAATTTAATGAACAGCTTTCTCAGTTGACTATTGATCCTCAAACAGATCAGATACAGCCTGCTCTTGATGAAGCTGCTAGGCAGTTGACTCTTAACATTCCTGTTAAAGCCATCTTGGATGAAGCAACTCAACTGGGGCTGGACACGGCTGGATTTGATCCTGCTAACCCACTAGCTGGGCTCGCAGATATTCAGGGTCAGGCTACTCAAGCCTTGCAAGAGAATGCTGCCTTACAGAAGGGATTGGCAGATGACGCAGCGGCTGAGGCTGAAGCTCGTTCGAATATCCTTGGTCTGATTGATAGGATCGTTGATAAGAACAGGGAGAATGCTGAGAATCTTCAATCATCCTTTTTACCAACAGATCAGTTCTTTGGGGCTAAACTAGGAGATCAAGTTGACACACTTGAGTCAAGGCTCAGAGGTGTCGCTAATCAATCTTTAATTGACCCCAAGAATATTGAACAAGTCGAACAATTACTTCTGGCATTTGAAAGTCAAACCGCTGGAGGGATTGGTGGTACTGCTGTCTTTGGAGGATTTCAGGAAAACCTCAACGCTATCATTGAAGGTTTAACAAAACTCAGGGAGCTACAATCACAGAACATAGGAAATGTAGGTGCTCAAAATAGAGCAACTGGGCAAGGAGCCGGTCTGACTGAGTTGGAGAATACCATCAACAATGCTATTCTGAAACAAGAGTTACTGACTAAGGAGGTTGGTGACTCACAGATTGCACAGCAGAGTTATAACTCACAGATTGAAGTTGGTATCGCTAGTGTTGGTGGTCTAGCAAATGGCTATGCTGAAACAGTGAGACAGATCGCTGCTGCTGAAGCTGCACAGAAACGATTGAATGCCGCTCAATCACAAAGTGGTGGAGGGAGTGCTGCTCCAAGGATGTTTGGTGGTCCACTGTTTCGAGCCGGGGGTGGCTTCACTCCACGTGGTTCTGATACAGTACCTGCTATGTTGAGCCCTGGTGAGTTTGTTGTGAACTCTCGTTCTTCTCGAAAGTTTGCTTCCCAATTAAACGCAATGAATGCTGGTATCACCCCTGTCTTCCGACAAGAAGGTGGTGCAGTAAACAATAACACTGTAAATGTAGGTGATATCAACGTGAATGGAACTTCCAATCCCGATGACACCGCAAGACGTGTCGTGACGCAACTTCGCCGTGAGTTCCGTCGTGGTACAAGTTCCCGTCTCTAATCAACACGGCAAACAATTTTGGAGAATGATTTATGTTTGACAAAGTAAATTTCCGTCAGACTGCTGGTGTTGAGAAAAGTCGATCCGGACGCCCGAGTGGTGGTGTCGGTGATCGGTTTGAGCCCAAGGGTTTCTTTGTGGCGGAACATTGGCGGGATGGCTTGCTCATCGGTAAGTATCGAATGCGAAATGGTATCGTCAATGAAGGTAAGAATAACATCTTCGATGTATACTTTGATAGTGGTACTCCGATTACCCTTTGGTACATGTTGCTCGTTGACAATGCTCTCTTCGGGAGTCTCGATGCCACTGATACGTATGATGATATCGATCAAGCAGGTAATGATTGGGATGAGTTCAAAACTTACACTGATCCTGGTAACTCCAACAGTACGGTAACCCGACCTATCTGGAACCCTGATGCGGCTTCTGGTCAATCCATTAGCAACGGTACTCAGACTGTCTTCGATATTACTGGTACTGCTACTGTGAAAGGTCTTGGAATCGTCGGCGGTGGTGCTGCTTCGAATACGAAGGGCGATCACGCTGCTGATGGTACACTCTGGTCAACGGCTCTGTTTGACCAAGGTGACACTGCTGTCATCAATGGTGACCAATTGAAAATCACTTACACTGTAAGTGCATAATACACTGCGGGGAAGACGCAGTAAAATTCCCTTGCCGAGAATCTGGGTGGCTGAAGGAACAGCCACCCAGTCTCTTTAGATAGGTACGCTATGGTTACTAAACGAGAACAATTTGCCAACGACGGACGTAGTCTTCTCAATGGTTCTATTACTGCTGTTGCTACTAGCCTAACCGTAGATGATGCCTCCACTTTTCCTAGCGATGGAAATTTCCGTATACAGGTTGAAAGTGAAGTCATGTTGGTGACTGCGGTCTCAACTAATACTTTCACGGTTGTCAGAGGTCAGGAGAGTACCACAGGTGCCACCCACGCTGATAACATCTTAGTCCAGCAAATTGTCACTGATGAGTCTATTCGTCAAGTCATCGAGGACGACCTCTTATTTGCTAACACAAAACCACTCTACCACAGTATCACTAACGTCAGTGGAACTCAGCTAACAGTTAGTAGCTTTACTTGGGTCAATCAAGGGTCAGCCACTGCTACCGATGTAGATGATGCTATCTATATGACCTTCCCTACTGATGCTGCAACTCAAAGTAGAGGGTTAGCACTAGCTGACCCTGCAACGCCGTGGACATGCACAGTAGGCTTTCGACCGTTTATCGTGAACAACGATGTAGGTACTCTTGGGTTCCCACAAATTAATCTGGGCTTCAGAGATTCATCTACTGCTAGGGTCTCAGCGTTAGCTTATCATTTTCGAGATGGTGCTAATGGTTATGAAGTCATTCGACTTACGAATGCTACCACCGCCTCGACAGCGTCCTTAACTCGTTTCACGAGTACGACTTCTGAAGATGTATGGATGAGAATCTCTGACAACAATACCAATCATGTATTCAGTGTCTCAATCGATGGCGTGAACTGGGTTGAACTACATAGTGAGGCACGCACAGCATGGACTACAACCCCTGACCAAATCTTCTTTGGTGCTGACCCTGCCGGTTGTACCCAATCGCCTGGAACAGCAGTTACTTTGTTTCATTACAGTCTTGCACCCTCGATATTATAATATGGCAACTCAATTCGAAAGATACAGCAACTCAGCATTCTCGTTTGTTAAGACGGCGATTGCTATAGGTGACTCATCAATTGATGTTTACACAACAAGGCGTTTCCAAGAGGGGGTTAATGTCCGTATCAAAGTTGGGCAGGAGATTATGCGAGTCACGGCTGTCACAGACGATGATACCTTGGCTGTCACTCGTGCTGTGGATGGTACAACTGAGCAAGCACATGAAGTTGGTGATCTAGTTATCGGCATCCTCAATCAAGGGGGTCTAGACCAAACATTGACTGATAGGATTGTATACGCCAAAACGCGACCACAACAGAATAAGATCCTTGACGAAAATGGTGATGTACTTGCTGCTGGGGATTTTACTTGGTTGAATCAAGGTAGTGCGACGGCAACCGATTCTAATGGTAGTATTTGGTTTGACGGGAGTAACTCAGCGGCGGCTGATTATCATGTTCTACTCACTAATGCTCCAGCTTCGACTCCGTGGACCGCAACATTAGGTTTTAGACCTATGTTGTCAAATGGAAATACCAGTACTGATGGTTTCCCTCAGTGTGCGTTAGTGGTAAAAAATACTGTGGACGCCAAATTAGTACTGATGAATTACCGTTTCCGAGACACTGGTTTTGGAGCAGGTAATGGATCTATACAGCAGCAAGTTTCAAACATGACAAGTGTCACAGCCTTTAGTAGTACGGCAGGCACAATTCATAATTGGAGTTTCCGAAGTCAGACTACGGTGTGGTACCGTGTAACTGACAATGGTACTAACCTTGTCTGGGATACATCTGCTGACGGTGTACATTGGCAGAACTACGGGTCTTTTGGGAGGACAGCACACCTAACCAGTGCGCCGAATCAAGTAGGTTTTGGTGTTAACCCATCAGGTGCTGAACCAGCGGGTGGTACACCAATTAATCAGTATTGTTTGTTCACACACTTTAGCATTACCTAACCAAGCGGAGATAGGGTGGGATGACAATATTTAATAATACAGCCAGCCATACGTTGACTCTCGTGCAAAATGGAGTTGAAGCTGGTTCTCAAAATCCACCCTGGTCTGGTAAACCTGGACATTCAGTCGCAACCTTAGGAGGTGATTTCCTCCCTGGTCGATCTGAACTCTTTGATTATAATAGTCAACTAGGTAGTGTAGTCAGCCCCGTCAGTCGTTCCAGTAATATATCTCCAGGTTTGTTCGCAGTCTCAGGTGCTGTTTCCATCTTAACTGCCAGCAGCACAGTAACGTTTACAAATAGTACTGTTGATGTCGAAAAGAGTAAACCACGAACTGCTGACCACACTATAACTTTTACTCAGACCAATGCTAGAGCAGGTGCATGGAGTCCAACTGCTGCGAGTACAATTACTTTTTCACAGACTGATGGTGTTGCTGCGCCTAGGGATGTGTCTGCTTCTAACTCTCTGAGTCTGACACAGACTTCTAGCTCGGGTTTGTTTACTCGTTCTGCTTGGAGCACTGTAGCGTTTACTCAGTTTGGTCAGGATGGTAAAGAGAAGATTCTTACAGCCGGTAATACACTGGCTCTTGTGCAAACCAGTTCGAGTGGTTTTTACTCAAGGTCTGCCTGGAACTCACTAAGTCTTACTCAAACAAATTCTAGAATCTTTGCTTCAGCACTCGCGGCTGTACTTACTGCATCGAATACATTAGTACCCTCCGACTCTACACAGAGAGTCTTGATCAAAGTCACTGCTATCGGTCTTACTGCTAGCCATACTTTGACAATGGCTCAACGTGCGATTTTCCCAATAGAACTTACTGCTAGTGGTTCAATTACCTTCACTGATGCGGCGGACGGTGTTCCTGGTAAGTCTGGAACTCAAACATTGGATCTTGTTCAAACTGTGATCCTGAATCAGGTTCGAGATCGTACTGCCAGTGACACATTAGCTTTGACGCATGTATTCACCTATGTCCAACTGAGGGATGGTGTGCCCATCGTAGGGTTGGGCGATTGTGATGCGACAAGACAGTATGCTCCTCTATCGGGTGGGGATGGGTCGCCTAGTGTGCGACCCATTGCACCGTCTCTAAACCGTCAGACTGATGTTGTATTGTTCTCCCCAACTGGAGGCATCTGTGATGCGTCTAGTTCGATCACTCTGAGGACTCCAAACTTTGGGGACCGCGATAGGAACCAGTACAACAGAATCAACAGGGAGTCACGTGGTGGCTCTCTGACGGTGTTCAGGGACCCGCAGTGGCCCAGTGAGAGGACTCTTGTCATGGACTTTAGTGGAATGAAAGATTCCCAAGTCGATACTATGGTTACGTTCTTAGAAGACACCTTGGGTCAGAAGGTAGGACTTCGAGATTGGCATGGTCGTGTGTGGTTTGGTTTAATTGTTAATCCAGATACTGCTATTGTCCGGACCGGAACCAATAGGAATGACATTAGTATCGAACTGGAAGTAGATGACACTGAACTTGAACTACAAGCTTGTAGTTCTTTCGCATTATCTCAGACTAATGCAAGAGAGGTAGTATAATGGCTTTCATACTTCAAGCTCCCAGTCCTGCCTTGTCGACTACTACTTACCTACCCAACCCAGATTTGGGAGATTCGATAGCACCAACTGGTACACTGGACTTTAAGAGATCAATGAATGGGACCAAGTACGCTTACGTCAAATCGCGTGACAGACGGAAGAAGTTTGTGTGGTCCTTTTCATTGTCTCAACATAAAGCGTTAGAGTTGCAAGCATTCTTTGATGCTTTCAACGCTTCTGATATCAGAATTACTGATCATTTTGGAAAGGTGTACATTGGAAATTTTACTACGAACCCATTCGAATTCGAAGCAGTTGGTCGTTCGGTTGCGTCCCCAGGGAACGATACCTCCGCTCAAGTCCAGCTTGAATTTGAAGGATTTGAACAGACTTCCTAAGACCCAAGAGGTCGCACTTGATTTGATCACTCGGGCTTACTGGGCATTAATGATGAATGCATTAGAGCCGGTAAGTCCTGAGGAGATCTATACACAAAATGACATCGAAGAGTTAGTTGATCACTTAAGGGAATATCTCAATGGCTAGAACAATCTCAACAGCTTCCCAGACTTTGCTTGATCAAAATCTTGGGACTGAACCTGCACTCATTATTGAGATCCAGTGGGTTGATGGTGGATCTATCAATACCTATTCCGATAAAGACCTGGGTGGGAACGAAGGTAAGATCCTAGACGTTAGTGGTCTCGATAACACGGTTGTGGTCCAAGGTGTAAAGGCAGGTACGTCCGGTGACTCACAGCAAATTAGTGTGACTCTAGATGACACTGATGGGTCTATTAAGAATATTATGGATACTCATGATATCCATAAAGAACAGGCGTGGGTTTACCAGTGGTTCCAAGGTTTAGACCAAAATGATAAGTTCCTAATCTTCAAAGGTCAAATCTCAAGTCCAATACAATGGAACGAGGGTGACCGAACGGTTTCGTTTGATATCATTACTAGGATTGAGGACGCAGAGGTTGGCTTCTCTATGGAGGAGGGTAACTTTGAATTTGTCCCAGAGGATCTGATTGGTCAATCTTGGCCATTAGTATTTGGTACAGTCATCACCTGCCCCGCATTGAAAACTAGATCCCCTCGTAAAGGTCTTCTGAAGACTCCGTTTGGAATTCGGGATTACATGCTGGCACCTAAGAAAGAACAAGCTAGTAAAGTCTGTTGCCCTTGGGTGTTCGTTGGATTTCGTTCTTATTATGATCCAAACTCAGGAGGTGCCTGGGGATCTGGTAATCTGAACATTCGACCTGTATACGAAAAAGATGTGTCCTGCCAATGTAAGAGACTGGCGATTCAATGTGAAATGGATCTAAACATCGCTTCGCAAGCGGCATGGGAATTCTCGACGATTGAAATCATCGACGGTGACTTATTTCCCCAGGGTGTTTATCTTACATTGAATATCAATGGAGCAAGGATTGGTGGAACCTTTGCCGGTACTGCATCTAGTCCTTCTACTACATTCAATATCGCTGGTAGGCAGCATCCAAAATTCGTAGCTCAAGATCCTGCAATCCCACCTATCAAAAGTTTTGGTTGTGATGATCCACCGACTGGTCAAGAGAACGATCCTAACCAAGGGACAGGCGTTGGTACGCAAACATGTTTTCTCCCCGGTAGTTGTACTGGGTGGGGTTCCACATGGAACTTTGAAAACATCTTAGGAGATACTAATAACTCTTCAGAACAACTCGCTTGGAATTATCTAGCAACTTTTCAAGAGGCTGGGTTCTTTTGGGCAGAGCCGGGTTCCGAAGTAACACTGGAGTCGGATAAGGAAATCGTATATGTCGCAAACCTATTACCTTCCACTGTTCATCAGGTGAAAGCTTGGCGTACATTTGAAGTGAGCGGTATCCGGCAACTCACTACAGTCCCTACTAGTTACTATAGTACTCGTCAATCAGACTTCAACGGGTACACTGTTACTGAGGTTGTACTCAGTCAAGCTCTTTCACTTAGAAGCGAAGGATGGGAAGATGATATCTTCGTTACCCAGACTTCCAGTGTTGGACCTAATCCTGTTGATATCATGGAATGGCTGATCACGACCTACACGTCGTTTACATGGGATGCAAGTTTTGCTACTATCAAGACCAAGGTGGATAAGTATCCAATGAACTTTATGGTCCCTGGTAGAAAAAACATTCTCTCTTTGTTACAGGAGATGGCTTTCCAGGGTCGTATGGCATTGGTACTGAGGGACGATGAATTCAACTTAACCTATCTATCCGATGAACCTATAGAAGATGGTTCCATTGGAGAGAGTGATGTTATCGCGAATACTCTCGTCATTGATCACACTGACACAGAGGATCTGGTAACTAAGCTTGTTGCTGAATGGAGACCTGAGTGCCATTTGGATGATCCATATAAAATCATCCTTCGTTTCAATGTACGGAAATATGGTACACAGGAAGAGACGTTTGATTTCTATTGTTACAACATTCAAGAGTTAGTGATCAAATCAGCCACGTTCTGGTTAATCCGAATGGCAAATACTTGGCGTAAGATCATCTGTCAGACGCCAATCAATAAGCTAGTGTTAGAGAGTCTGGATGGTGTGTTCGTCACACTGCCTGATGTAGCTGATGGTACTATCAAGTGCCGTGTAGAAACAGCCACGTACAACTCTGCTGACCATGCAATTGATTTTGTTGTTCAGACACCAGTGCGAGCGGGAGAGCGGACAGCTTTTCCATTCCACTACCCGGCGGATATTGACATTGATGAGTTACATCCAACGATTGAAGATATCCAGTTCGGTAACGCTGGTGGGTCAGGACCTAACGTTGATGTTGAGGCACCACAAGGGCATGTTCTAGGTAATGGTCAATCATTACCACAAGGTTTTTCCTTTGGTCAAAAATCACCATGTGATCCATTGACTACGAACAGTAGTTTCACTCGACCTGAGAACATCTCATTTAAGTGCCGCCCCGATCATGGTGATCAGCAACCATCTGATACCGATGATACTAAACCTGAGGTCAAGATTCAAGATAACACTGGGTCCGTTCCTCCAGGGCAATCCCCAGGGGATACAAAATCTGCTGCTGATAGTCAAATCATTAAGAATGATTTTACACAGGAAGGTAAGAATGGTGGGACAACTACTCGCCAAACCAACAATACCGGAACTGGAACTGGTGGTACCGATGGTGGTGGTGCTGGTGATAATGGTGGTGCTGGTGGGGGTGGGATTGCTAATCCCGATGCTGATCAACAGAAGTCGAACATGGCAAATCAACCTTCGAAAGAGGAGTTGGAAGCACAGAATAAATGTCACTTCACTGCGACAATTACGTTCTTCGATGCTGTTACGAATGTCAGGATTAAGAATGGTGAGTCCTGTAATTCTCCAATGGAGAACCCATGTGCAAGTGCTAATGGTTGGTGCTTCTGCCAAGATCCTGGTAAAGAAGGTTGTGTAGTTGGTAACCAAGTGTTATCAACAACAGAATCATTCCACTTTGACACAGCAGCAGAACGTAATGCGTTTGTTGCTGCTGTTCAAGATATGCCTGATCGTAAGGGTACTGTTGGCAGTTCACATCCTGGTTTTGTAACTACGGAAGATTATAATCCCCCAGGTTGTAATGAAGCATCAGATCCAGCGAATCCTGGTATCATTGGGTATGACACTGATGACTCTAGTCAGGAAGTTAGTATTATCGGTCATCAAGGATTCATGACTGATAGTCCAGCTCCTCTACCACTTTGTATTAACGGTATTCCTCAATAAGGAGAATAAGATGGGTTGTGGTGGTTGTCAAGGCGGCAAGGTGAGAATAGACTTACCGCCAGTAACTAGTCCTGTAATGAATCAAGAAGGTGCCATCGAGTACCCGGAAGGTCATGATATCCCTGAGATTCAGGGATATCATGCAGATCCGGAAAACGATAGAGTCTTGATTCCTGATGATGGTGTAGGGTGTGATTATCGAATCGCAGGTATCCTAATGCAGCGTGATGGTTCTTATAAACCTCACTTTGTTTGCAGGCACACCCAGTGTGAGCACAAGTCTAAACCTGTTACAATGGACATCTGTAAAGGATGTCCTTTCAGGAACAAGGTTAACGAATAACGGCTCGCATCAGCGTTGCGTACAATTTAGCAGTTGCTATGCAGTCTGCTAAAGCGTCATGTGCATTCTCGTATGGGATTCCAAACTGATGGCACAAAGCGCCAAGTCCTAATGATGTGAAAGGTTTATTCTTTCCCATCATTACGGAACGGTCGTTCAACATACCCGCGAATATCATAGTATCCCGAGGGTGTGGATGGAAAATGGAATTAAGAAGATCTGGACCCAACCAAGGGACAAGGAAACTTCTTTCATAAGCCCAGTTGTGAGCGACCGGTGTTAAACGTCTACTGTGTCCGAGTGGCAACTTAGAAAACCAATCCAGGAGGAGGTCAAGTACTCTCTCCTGTGTTGGTGCATTCGCCACAAAGTCATCGATACTCAAACCATGTACCTTCCCTGCTTTAGCTTCAGCTCTTTCAGGGAAGTCCGGTTTGATATTACAATAGAAAGGTTTGACATCTGCGATCTCCAATTCGATAGTCAAAGGGACTATCGCAACTTGAATTACTTCATGGAACCCACAGACTCGTCCAGTTGTTTCTACATCAATGACTGCCAGAGGGTTTCCATTCAAATGATGTAGTGATGATATCTCAGTCATTCTTTAACCTCTTTAACCTCTTTTGTTCAGCCCAATGAGCCATACGTTTGGAGAATAGTTCGGCATCAATAACAGGAGTGTCTTTATAGTTTAATTCCATCAAAGCACACAGGTTCCAAATCGCGTGTGATATGTGGGAACACCCTGAGTCTTCATCGTACATCTCACCTTTGAGAAAGTAATCAAGGTGACGTGCCATAGAATCCAGGTACTCCTCATCAGGTTTACCACCAATCGCCCAGTTACCGTCTTCGTACTTGTTGGCACCGAACTCCTTAACACGGGCGATGCCTTCTAGTGCTTTGTGAAACGACCGAGCAAAGTAACCTAACTTGGGTTTCCCTTCATCGAACCGTTCTGCAACCTTGGGTGGTACTGCAACCTTGGGTGGTACTGCAACCTTGGGTGGTACTGCCTTACTATCACTATCAAGTTGTTCGTAAATCTCTCGGTAATTACTCATTGTTATTCCTTTCTAACTAACTTTTGTCGGAACCTCACAAGGGGAGATAATTGTTCGTCACCTTGATAAGGTGTCAAAGATACGTTCCCGAGACACATAACATTGTTCTCGAACCTACCGAACGGTAATATCTCCCGCTGTCGGAATTCATCAGTGACCTTGGGATAAGTCCAAGTGTACTTTTGATCTTCAGTCATCCACTCCTTCATTGCATTGTAAAAGTCCTTGAGTTTAACATGCGCACCTGGAACACGGTAACACTTTTCTTCAATGAATTGATCTAGTAAAGTGTGGACAGATTCTTCTGCCAATCGTTTACTCTCTGTACAGAGTACAGGAAGTCGCAATCGACCAGGAGCGTCCGGTAACTTTAACTCAAGCAGAGTCCTTAGAAACGCTGGTGCTTCATCACGAAGTTTAGACAGCAGTGTATCCTTTGGTATCTCTGCTCCATCTAACATAGGTACATGCATCATGACGATGCGAGTATCTCCTGGGAAGATCGGGCAGAAGTTTTTGTCATTTGCCGTTTGCACCCAGTGAGTGGTGTTCTTGACTTGGACAGGTTGTTGGAACTTAGCGTGAATCAAAATCTCCTCACCTGTGACCCAAGCTTTCATACGGTTGTAAGCTGATGAGCCATCCGAACTCAGGTTTGTCTCTTCAACAACACACAGTACGGCGGCGTTGATTTCACCGTTGAAGTTACCTTTACTTTTCAAAGCTTCATCAGCGAATTGAACTCCTCCTGACATTAAGAGTGACAAGGCTTCATGGAAAATAGACTTACCGCTGTTCTGAGGTCCATAGAAAAATAGGTAGGGAAGTTTACAATAGGGATCTCGCATCATCAGTGCTGCCCAGTAACGTAAGTAGTCAGCACCTGTATGGATACCTGCCTCTCGACACCAGTTATCTTCTTTGAGGATTGAATCCAGATCTTGCCCACAGTGATCCATAATCATATCCCAGTGTCGGTGGTCTTGTCCACTCTCCCCTGGGGTGACAGCGAATTGAGGGGCATGTCTATTCCAACGACGGTGACCTAAATACTCTGGTTGAAATGGCACGTTTACAATCTTCCAGTTACGAATAACAAGACGACCAAGAGTTTCCTCAACCTGATCAGGAGTCCAGATACGTAACGCCGAACGAGTGTTGTCTTTGTTTTGACCGATCCACTCCCCTTCTTCATTAAGGACTACCCATTGTGAAAACTCATTATTCATATCTACTAAGGCACGAACACGGTCGTCAAAACTGACTTCCTCTTCTTCTCGTGTCCCCTCAGTCTGAGCGTTGCGAGCAAGACGTGTGAACTTGCGTCCCTTTTCTATCCAACCTTTCGGAAGCTTGTCATCCTTTTTCTTTTCGATCTCCAGTACTAGCTGTGCTTGTTTATTTGGGCGAAGAATGATCTTACGTCCTTCACTGGACCCATAGAAAGTTAACCATTCTTTGTCCAGAGGTAACTCATCACCGAGGGCATTACAGACCTTGGATACATCATCGAAGTCAGTGAAGACCCAACCTTTCCCATCAGGATCTTCGACTCCTCCAAACACATTAGCGGCTTGCATCAGTGATGGAGCACGGTTGAAATAGGTCCAAGTCCAATCACCCGATTCTTGATTCCATGTGTCATGCTCTCGGGCACCACGTCCAAAACGTGTAATCCGTAGTCCACCGTTTTTGATTGGGAACGCGAAGCAGTTGGGTTTTCCCATATCCTTACCTGCTGATAAGGTCTTGAAGAAACCTTGGTACTCCTCTGGATATTGCTCAATCAAATCCTGAAAAGCCTTACTGTGCGTCTGCCAGCAGTGGTGATCTGGAACCCACACGATGGAATAACCCATCTGGTGTACACGTTCTTCAATCAATTTATGTGTGTCATCCAATTCAATCTTAACTCTTGATGAAGTCTGTGCTTCGAAAGAGTCATAATCAGCGGAGTCAATACCACTGAACCTAATCTTGGAGTGACGACCTGTGATTACATCAAGGTTGTCTTTCCAGTTACTAGGTAGATTGGGGCAGAAGGTGTCGTAGTCTTTGATGATAGATAGACCTTGGTTTGCTTCAGACACCTTACGATGCCATACCCACATGTTACCACCCAACACGTCCATATTACCCCTGAAGTCGAACCCCGCTTCTCGCTCCATGAGTCCCAGAACCGAACGTGCTAGGGCAGCATGAACGTTGTGGTTCTCACAGTCGGGTGCGTCTTGGGGATCAAAGAACACATAGAGATGTAGACCAGCACCCCCAGTTGATCGACGGACTTGAACCCACGGGATCGTGGCGGCAGCTTCTTTAACCTTTAGTAGCTGGTCATCACTGACGCCGACACCCTGAGCGTGCCCTGTGATGGCATCAAAGTCAAATCCAACCCACATTGATTGCTTCTTTTTCCAGTTCCAGCCGGTCATTCCGACACACTCCACGTGCCTGACAAGAGGGAAACCGAGTGGATTATCATTGAAATAAGGTTCACTCATCGCGTTACGCGGTACCCTGACATGATGATATTTGTAAGTCCCCAGGTCTTCACTAGCCACTGCCCATGTGTTCTTGACGAGTTGATTGCCATTATACACTGGTTCGCCATCAGTTGGGTCGACCATCACTTGGCATTCCATATCGCCATTACAACGAGAGGTGAGGTCTTGGGCATAGTTGATTGGGACGGTCTTTAGAAACGACTCAATTGCTTCTGTAGTACGGACTTGCGTCATAAAATTCCTCCGGAGAAATGATCTGTTACTACAAGTATACCACCGATAATCGTTATGTCAAGTATAATCTGAACTTTATTTTGCGCAACGGCTCCCTGGAGCATTTGAGCTTTGACCTCGAAAAGAGGTACAGTAAAGAGAAAAAGTTTTTATAAAAAATGTTCTTTGGTTTCTAATTTCCGCAAATGTATCTCCAGAAGTCAAATAGTAGTAAATAGAGTAATGTTTAACCCTCAAAAACAAGGGGTTTGCTAGCGTTTTTGTATTTTGAGCAAGGGTCAAAATCATGTCAAATCAATGTCAAATGGTCAAAATGGACCTCATTAAACCAGCATGGAACATGCTTCGCCCCGTCAGGGAGTCAGATGTAGAGTACCTGGAGATGCAGGATTCGATTCGAGACAATGGCGTTCTCAATTCAATCCTAGTCCGACCACACCCCACTCAAGATGGGTACTACGAAGTCATTGATGGGATGTGGAGATATTTTTCTGTAAAATCACTTGACATTCCGGAAATACCGTGTATACTTAAAGTAGGGATTGAGACGGATGAGCAGTATTTAGCGTTGCAGATACAATGTAACGCTGTTACCTATGACACCCGTCCTATCGAGTTTGCCGAACAAATGGAGAGGTTAGTAGAGATACTGGAACAGAGAGGTTCTAAAGTATCCATCACGGAGTTGGCACGATACGTTAGCAAGAGCAGCACGTGGGTAAGTAACAGACTCAAACTACTGAAGTTATGCGACAAGGCAAAGGACCAAATCAAAAACGGGACACTGACATTAGGTAAAGCGGTCGCCTTGGCACGGGTACACAGCCATGCACATCAGGAGAGACTACTACTCCTAGCTAAAGACTTGAAGACTATCGACTTTGAATTTGAAATCGGTAAGTTCATCGCCCGAGAGAATGCCAAGGCAGTGGAGAATCAGAGACATAGAAGAGAAGAGGTGACACTTGTACCGAGACTGCAATCTACAGACTCCCTACTAAAGGAATTGGACAGTCTGAACAATGTTGCTCAATTAATTGTGCAAAATGATTTGACAACTGCCCTAGAAGGTGCTAGAGTTACACTAGAGTGGGTGTTGAATTTGCACGATCAAGGAAGAGTGGATCAGGTTAAGGAGATGAGACACAAACTGAGTTATGATGAGAGGCGAGATATAATTGGAAGGAGAAGGTATGAAGAACTAAGTGAAATGAGAAAATTGAAAGAAGCACGAGAACGCGAAACTAGAAAATCTTTTGGAGAAATTGAAGAACATGGGTAATGAACTTACAAAACTGGACGATCTGAATTCTTTGTTTGGTGCTAATGGCGCACTGTCTACTCAATCCGCAGAAGACCTCAAAGAGGTTGAAGCTTTATCGAAGGCATCGGGTTTCCTCCCCCGAATCCAACTGTATTACAGAGGGAAGCCAATTGATAAGGATTTGATCAGCAAGGGTCATTTCGGTTCACCCCGGTCAGCGGATGATATCCGAGACCTCGGAAAGAACATCGATGTACTGGTGTTCGCTCGAAAGCCAAAAGCTATCGACATGTCCGACACGGATAACATCATTACATCCAATGATGTTAAGAGTGACGAGTTCAAACGTATCGTTGATGCCGCAGACAACACTAGTGATAGTGGTTGTGCTTACGGTCCGACGTACCTTGTATTTGAACGCAGCACCGGAGAGTTCTTTGAGTTCTTCTGTGGTAACAAATCTTCTCGAATCGAATCGAGTAAGATTAACTCTTACCTCCCAGTGACCCCTGCGATGATCAAAGCGGGTGTGACAGAGGAAGAGAAACCACGGGGTCCTAAACCAATGGCACTGACTGCTCAGTACTTGGAAAAGGGAACATGGTCCTGGTTCGCCCCAAAGGCGGGCGACGGTTTGACACCTTTCAAGAAACTTCCTACAGTGGAAGATATTGAAACTCAGGTTACCAAGTTCTTGAAGAAGGACGAAGGTGAAGGCGTTGAGGCTGTCTCTGAGAATGAGACTAAGTCGAAACGAAAGCGATAGGACGGCTCAAGCAGGGGGTAGAAATACCCCCTGCTTTCTTTTACGAGGTTACCATGTATGGCTGAACAGCTACAAAACAATGCACGCAATAGTTCTCCTTCGACAATAACATCAGTTGCAACTACCATTACTGTCAACGATGGGTCTGTCTTTCCAGCGTCGGGTGACTTTCGCGTGGTCCTAGAGAGCGACTCAACATACGAAGCGGTTGTCTGTACCTCCCGAGCGTCTGATGTTCTTACGGTGACACGTGCCCAAGAAGGCACCTCTGCCGTTGAGCATCCATCTGGCACTATAGTGACTCACACAGTGACTGATGAAGGCATCTTCCAATACATCAAAGCAGATGTCCCTGTCTTTAGAGATGGGTTAACTGCTGCCCACTTAAGAAGTTTCAATGGTGATAAACTACAGTCAAGTGACTTCGGTTGGGTAAATCAAAACACAGCGACTCGATCTGACAACACAGACGGCAGTATCTCACTATTTGCACCAGAGAATGTTGGTCCTAATCAACTAAGGATCTTGACAAAGGACGCACCTAGTGCTGGTAATAAGCCTTGGAAACTGACTGCCGCGATCATTCCCACATTACATAATTACAATGACACAACGACCCTGACCTTGTGTCACACGGGGATTGGTTTGAGAGACCAGTCCAGTGGTCGTTTGTGGTTGATATCGCATGGGTTTGCAACCAGAGGTGCTCCAGGTACGATCAATGACCGTCACATGGTCGGAGACTACTCAGGTCCATCCAATAACTTCGTCACAAACTTCGCTGACATTAATTTCCCTCGCGGCACGGACGTGCAGTATCTTCAGATCGAACATCAGGCTGACGACGTGGTATTTAGGTCCAGTGCTGATGGAGTATACTGGAGAACACTAACAACACAAGATGCGACCGCAGCAGGTAGAACATTCAATCAATTAGTGTTCTTCGCTAACGCTGGGAATAGTACAACAAACGCCGATCAATTTGATACCTACGGCACACTTATATCTTGGAGTGAAGAGAATGCCTAAGTTTGAACAGTTTGGACTCAATGCTGAATCTCGTTTGAACGAGAGTATCAGTAACGTGTCCACATCATTAGATGTAGTTTCTGCCACGAGGTTTCCGACCGATGGTAACTTCAGGATTGTGATCGGAACTGAGATCATCCTAGTGACAGCAGTGTCTACAAACACGTTCACAATCACACGTGGCGTAGAGGGAACCACCGCTCAGACTCACGACGCTGGATCAAGGGTATCACAAATCTTAACCGCTGGTGGCATCGAGCAACTGACAAAAGATTCTATGGTGTTGTTTCAGGACACTAGTCGCCCAGTGATGAACACTATCGTTAACTCATCCGGTACGGCACTGACCGAATCAAGTTTCACCTGGGATAACCAAGGCACCGCGACTGCGACAGATCTTAATAGTGGTGGTATCAGTTTAGTTGCGCCTACAGCGACGGGTGAGAGTCTCAGAGTGAAGTACAGAACAGCAGACGCCGCTCCTTACACATTAAAGGCGGCGTTCATGCCTCAGCTACACAGTGATAACTCACCTCAATGTGGTATTGGGTTTAGGCAAAACAGCACAGGTAAGTTGTTTACTATCGGCACCGTCGAAGTAGACAAGATCAAGATATCAAAATACACTACATCCACTAGTTTGAATTCTACACTATTAGCTGAGCAGTCTTGGCCGATGGCTAGAAATCTACAGTGGTTCCAGATCGAAGACGATAATACGGATCTTATTTTCTACACTGGAATTGATGGTGTGAACTGGCAAGAGGTAGGTCGTGAAACTAGAACTACATTTATGACTGGAGGTCCAGATCAAGTATGTTTTTACGCAAACTCTAACAGTACATCGTACACCGTTAGTATGGCTCTTGTAGCCTGGGAAGAAGCATAATAGATGGTAACACGCCGAAGGAGGAAGGCTATCATGGCACGAAAATCGGAACGCTCTCAACGTAGGAATAAACTCACAAAGAAAGGGGAAGATCGACCATACAAAAAACAACTGGTCGCTCGAACTGAGAACCAAAAGGAATACATCAAAGCTTTGGCACATAATGACATTACCTTTTGTACCGGACCTGCCGGTACTGGTAAAACACATGTTGCAATTGGGATGGCAGTTCAAATGGTTCTGCAAGAGTTTCTAGACCGCATCATTATCACACGACCATTGGTTGGCGTTGGTAAAGATATGGGTTTCTTACCCGGTGGGATCGAGGACAAAGTTGGTCCTTATGTCACACCTTGTTTCGATGAATTAAGTTACTACCTCTCGAACTCAGTCATTGGTCAATGGACCCGTGAGAAAAAGATCGAAGTAGTACCGCTGTCTATGATGCGTGGACGGACGTTTAACGGTGCATTCGTTATCCTAGACGAGGCTCAGAACGCGACTCGCACTGAACTAAGAATGTTGCTCACACGAATCGGTGAACCAAGCAGACTCGTTCTGTCTGGTGACCTGGATCAATCTGACCTACCAGAAGACGAGCAGGGTTCTTTTGAAGATGTTATGGATAGACTTAATGACATTGAAGGAATCGGTGAGGTAGAACTCACTGACGAAGATATTGTTCGGCACCGTTTAATCGGTCCCATTTCCAAACGTCTCTGGAGTTAGCACTATGAAGTATACGTGAATGTAGAGATCCTCCTCGTGATTGTTTTGTAACCTTTACAAAACAATACTTACAACCACAAGGAATCAAAGCATGTTTAAAGAACATCATCAACGTTTTCTCAAAGTCAAAATCAAATCTCTCGCTGAAGAATCCCGAATCATTCGTAATGAGGAAAGAAAGAGCAGCATTGATTTAGCGGGAGCCCTTCATCAACACCGGACACAGGATGTTCGTAATGAGACGAGGGCAGCACTGTTAGCTTACGGTTACCTGAGAGGCAGGGAATTGAAAACTATCGAGACACGTAAAGATCATCTTGATAGCCTTCTACCTTTCCTTAATATAGTTAAACGGGCAAAACAGATTGTATCAAAGTTTGGTACCAATGATGCGTCCCGCAACTTTCAAGAGTGGCTTGCACTTACGCAATAAGCCAACCGACCGCGAGAGGTCACAAGGCGTGGCAACCGGATTTCAACCCGGTAGATGGTGGGTTCGATTCCCATCTCGCGGTCCTGTATTTTTGAACTTTAACCACGGAGAATACAATATGTATTTAGCGTCTGCCCATCACAGTGAAGACGAACTCGCATACCTTTTCGCATCCCAGGACGGTAAGAAATTTGGATTGATTAATGAGTTCCCTGTCGCTCCCACATTGGGCACCCAACGAGACCCCTCGATTGTTTTCTTCGATGGTAAGTACGTTATGGCAGTCACCCACGGGACTAGTACTACTTTTAATATCCTCGAATCGGAAGACCTTGTCAACTGGTCACAACGTGGTACAGTGGACATGGCAAGCATTGGTAGCGTACACCGAGTATGGGCTCCTGAACTTTGGGTAGACGGTACAACACTTCGTGCGTTTGTCTCTGTTTCCACTAGTGGTTCGACTAGCAACTTCCAGATCTATGAGACCAGTGAGGGTGCATCAAGTTGGACAACTCCAACCAAGCTGACGATTACGGGTCGTTCTAACGTTATTGATCCTTTCATGGTCAAGGTGGGTTCGGATTACTTCCTCTGGTACAAAGAGGAAGACAATGATTACATTGAGTACGCTAAGGCTACCTCACTGACTGGTACATACACCGTCCAAGAAAGCGGTAACTGGGCAAGTTGGGGCTCCCCTGTGGAAGCACCGTGTCTTATCGAGCTACCTAATGGGGACTGGCGTATCTATATGAATGAACACGCTGGTTTTGATTCAGTCCAAATTTGGTATTCAGAGTCTACGGATGATTGGGCAACGTGGTCAACTAAGGTTGCCATTGAGACGCCAATCCTTGAGAATCAATTCGCACATATGACCGTATTAGAAATGGACACAGATGCAATGATCCATGATACTCTACTCACCAAAGCAGGTAACGATATTCCATCTTTCGCTGAAGTCGTGCGAAGTACAAACTTCAATATTTTTAACAACACAGGTACGGTAATCAGTTGGGCATCAGAGACTTTTGATACTGATGATTATTGGTCAACTGGTAGTAAACTAACTGTTAATGCTCCAGGGCTCTACCGTGTTGAGGCACATGTAAAGTGGGCAGGAAACGCTACAGGGAAGCGAGTTTTAGATCTCCGTGCAAATGGCACGAAGTGGAGAGGTGCTGTATCGGCTCCTGGATCTCACGGTTCTACAAACGATCCTGACATGTCAACTTCATGGACGTTCTTTTTAAATGCTGAGGAGTATGTTGAAGCAGTGGTGTTCCAGAATTCGGGTGGTTCATTGAACGTATCAGCGGCTCAAATGACAATCACTAAGGTAGGTTAACTAATGGCTAAATTAAATCCAATTTTTGGTACTGGTTCGTTTTGGGATGGGACTACTAATAATCCAGACCGGGTAGATGAAAACTCAAACCTAGATCCTGATCTTCATGATTGGGATCGTATATCTGCCGAAGTGCAAGCGATGCAGCCCCTGGTTGACCCTAGGCACTCAGGGGTTGAGGTTACTAGATCAACATCTCAAACTATCAGTTCAGGTGTAGCAACGGCTATTTCGTACACTGCTATAACGTGGGATACCGATGATTATTGGGCTCTTAGTCCGAATCCTACGAGACTAACAGTCCCAACGGATGGGGTATACATGTTCTTCACTCACATAAAATGGGACGCTGACTCAAACGGTAAACGAGTACTTGACATTCGTATGAATGGAACAACTTTCCGGGGTGGTCAATCAAGTCCTGGTAACATGGGTGCAGGAGACGACCCTGATATGTCTACGATGTGGGCGTTCCCATTAAACGCTGGACAGTACGTAGAGGTTCTTGTGTTCCATGACGCTGTCGGATCTTTGGATGTTACTAATAGTCAATTTAGTATAGTAAGATTGATGGATCTAACTAATGCTATCATCTAGTATACTGAGGTAACAAGAATGGCATTTACACCTTACACGTTCATGCTGAACACTGTCTCTGGCAAAGAGATCAAACTGTTCACGATCACTGGTGAACTGGGACTGTCTGATGCAGATGCAAAGACGGCAGCACTCGTAGTCTTGAATGATATTGTGGGTAAGTTAACGGATGCGACTCCTGACAGTATCGTAGTGAAGAATGACATCATTGCCCCTGTACAGTTTAACATAAGACTCGCTACTAGACAGGATGACATAAGCTAATGGCTAAATTCGAGAATGAATGGGTAGAAGCGTATTTCGAAAACGGTGTCGATGTTGCCAATAGGCGTGTCTTTCTGGATAAAGACATCGACGCTGACTCTATCGGGTTCGCGATCAAAGGTTTATATTTGATGGAGACAGAGAATAAAGAGACTCCAGTAGAGATGTTTATCTCTTCATACGGTGGAAGTCTTTATGATGCACTTGCTCTGTACGACATTATGAATACAATCTCTTGCCCTATTCACACTTTCGCATTTGGTAAATGTATGTCAGCGGCTCCCTTGCTCTTAGCGGCGGGGGAGCCGGGTCAGCGATGGGTCGCCCCACACCTATCTATGATGCATCATGACATGTCTAGTAGTGAGGAGGGGACTAAATCGTTCCTAGAAGGATCTATGGAACACATGAAGGTGCTTTACAAGCAATGGATATCACTGCTTGTTAAACACAGCAATCAATCCTTTAAGTGGTGGAACGCTAAATCAAGGTTGCCTAATGATTTCTATTATACTGCTGACGAAGCAATTGAATGGGGATTGGCTGATCAAGTTTGGATAGAAAAATGATACACGCAGAAATGATTCAAATCACGACTCTTGACAGTTCCTTCCACAGGTTCTGTGAGGAGATCTACGGACATAACCCCGCTTCCGTAGTCCAGAGTGGGAAGAAACCCCGCAGTGAGTTAGCATATCAATTAGCTTACTTCAAGGCGTTCTTTGACCCCAAGTCTGATACTTCTAAAGTTCAACACCTACTCTCTATGATGCACATTGGCATGATGGTTGCAGGACCGGAATTAGATATAGCAGAGATAGTGGGTACTCCACATGGTCTGAATTGTCTCACAGGGTACCCCACACGGCAGGGAATCAATGCCACAGTTATGACGGGGAACTGTCGTGTGTGGGCTGATGCCCTCTTAAACATCGAGTATGGGAGTCCAGTGGTACATGAGTGGGGTCTTGCCATATACAAACAGTTCGCACAACATGACTTAATTGATTTGATGAATGTAAGGCAACCCGACTCAACACAAAATGGAAGATATTTCTTAGATTGATTTGACAAACTGGAAAGGTATGGTATACTTCAGGTATGACTACTATAGAAGCAAAATTTCTTGTACAGACCGCTAAACGTGCGTACCGGATGCCAGTCACATATAACGTGACTGACAAAGGTCGCATTGAGTTCATCAAGTCCCCCTTCGGTCTCAAGGACGAGATCAAATCAATGAAAGGCGCTAGATGGCACGGTTTTATCGAAGGCGACAAACGTAAGATCTGGTCTGTTGAAGACTGCTACCGTAATAGGTTTCAGATTGAATACCTATCGGGAGGCGACCCATACGAATGGTTCGACCAAGACCTAATCATTCATGAATTCCCTATGTTTGGATCTGAAGGATTTGGTTTCTATGACATGATGCCTCAGCAACATCTGATGGCAAACACTGGGCTCACATACCATTATCAGATATGGGGAGCCGAGATGGGTGTTGGTAAAACACTCGCCGCCATCGCTGTGATGCAGGCAAGTAAGCAGAAGGACTGGTGGTGGGTTGGACCCAAGTCATCTCTCTATGGTATTCACCAAGAGTTCGACAAGTGGGGTCTGGACCGTGATATCGTTTCTAACATGTTGTCATACGAACAGATGATGCAGAAGATGCGCGAATGGAAATCGGGAACCCCCGCCCCCATTGGTGTGATCTTTGATGAGTCTCAGAGACTAAAGACACCAACTGCCCAACGTACTCAGTGTGCGCAGCAGTTGGCAGACGCTATCCGAGACGAACATGGTAAAGATGGATACGTGATCCTGATGACTGGTACGCCATCTCCTAAATCACCTGCCGATTGGTGGTCACCTTGTGAGATCGCTTGGCCTGGGTTTGTTAAAGAAGGCGACGTTAAAGCATTCGAACAACGACTGGGCTTCTTCCGATTACGTGATGACCTTGCGGGTCAGTCTTTCAATACTCGGACTGCTTGGAAAGACAACTCCGATAGGTGTGGTCAATGTGGACTCTTCCTGCACGAAGGTCATCACTTACTTGAGTCTGGGGAGATCGTTGAGGAAGATACGTTCTTTGATGTACACCCTTGGGAGCCATCGGTAAATGAAGTAGCAGATCTCTACGGTCGCCTGGAAGGATTGGTTACGATTGTTCATAAGAAAGATTGTCTTGACCTACCTGATAAGATCTACAAAGAGATCCTATGTGAACCAAGTAAGTCCATCCTACGTGTCGCTGGGGCTCTGACAAAGACAGCACCAAACGTCATCGTCGGTCTGACACATCTCCGAGAGTTGTCGGATGGTTTTCAATATCGAGATATCGAAGACGGCTACGAAGAGTGTAAAGCATGTGAAGACGGTACAGAGATTCATTACTACCATCCAAATGATCCGGATGGTAGTATCCATAACATAGACGCACTGTCTAATGAGTTCGTAGATGAATTAGAAGAAGAGGTCATTGACTGTCGTCTTTGTAAAGGTACTATGAAGACAGTTAAGATGAAGCGAGTGACCCGTGAGGTCCCTTGCCCTAAAGAAGATGCAATGATTGATTTACTGGATCAGAATGAGGAGCAGGGACGCATCGTGTTCTTTGCTGGTTTCACTGGTTCACTAGATCGCATTACTAAAGTTTGTCGGCGGGAGGGTTGGGACACCATCCGGCTTGACGGAAGAGGTTGGAGAATTGAGCGGCTTACGGGAGAACCCAATGAAGATGGGAGTCCTAAGACTGAGTTGATCAGATTAGACAACCCCCTGGATTACTGGATTAATAATGCAGAACGCAAGATTGCATTCGTAGCACATCCTAAGTCAGGTGGCGTGTCATTAACGTTGTGCCCACAGGCGAACCGACCAGGGGCAACTATGGCAGTCTTCTACTCGAATGACTTTGATCCCGCGAGCCGCTCCCAAGCAGAAGACCGGATTCACCGAATAGGTATGAATGGGTCTTGTGTAATCGTCGACCTGTTCCACCTTCCGACTGACAGACGAGTTCACAATGTTTTGAAAGCTAATCGTAAACTAGAACTGATGACAATGGGTGACATGGAGACTGATTATGAGTCAGAGTGAATTTGTACAAGAGCGTTCGATACGCACGATACAGGAACACCCTAACGCCGATAGCTTGGCTATTATTAAGGTGGGGTCATTTCAAATCGTCCACTCTTTAGAGGAGGCTAAGAAGTTGCGGGTTGGGCAACTGGTTCTACATTTTCCAACTGACATCTGCATTGATCCTGATAAGGCTGTTGAGCTAGGTGTGGATACTTATTGTCGATCAGTTGATTACAAGGGGCAAGGTAAAGCCAAGTGCCGGATTGTCGCAGCACGTTTACGTGGGGCACCATCATACGGTTTCATCAAGGTGGACTATGAAAAGACGTTAGACTACGACGAGCACTACGGTGTGTGGAAGTATGAGCCACCCGAACCAAGTACTAATGGTAGCCGGGAACGGTACTCACACCCTGAGTTTCCTAAGTACACTAAGATGAAAAGAATTCAGCTTGACCCTGGTGCATGGACTGTTAACCTCCCTGTACGGGTCACTGAAAAGCTTCACGGTCAGAACTGCCGCCTGGGAGTGGTTCGAGAGAACGGCGAATGGCGGTTCATGGTGGGCAGTCACAACGTGATCCTCAAGAACCAAGAGGGTAACCCATTCTGGCAGTTACTTGATGAGAAGGTTATGACTCTGCTCAATGAATTGTGCAACGGTGAAAACCCCGTCGTCATCTTTGGTGAGAGGCTTGGGAAAGGTGTCCAAGATATGGACTATGGTTTTGAAACACCGACACTGCGTGTGTTTGATATCATGGTCAATGGTGAGTACTTAGATTGGGATCTTGTGCAGGCTCACTGTGAACACGCGGGTGTGCTGACAGTGCCTCTGTTGTATGAAGGTGGTTTCTCCTGGTGTATGGTGGACAACATGACTGATGGTCAGAGTGTCCTACAACATCCCGATAGGTATCTTTCCAAATTCAAAGGACGGGAAGGTATTGTTATCACACCTCTTAAAGAGACAGTGGATGCACGTGGAAATCGTTTGATTGCAAAATCAATCAGTGCTGACTATGAGTCCCGAAAAGGCGGAACGGAATATCATTAATGAATATTGCATTCGATGTATCAAATAGTTTAATTACAAGGAGCGGAGATGTCCGACCATCCTACACACAACGAAGCATCTACTTGGATAGTCTGCGTTGTAGTGCTCAAGACAAAGAGACCGCGAACCTACAAGAACTTCTACCTGGGTGTATCGGGTTCGAGGGAGGATGCGGAGATTCTTCAAGAGAGGATAGCGAAGAAGGGTTTTAGGTCAGGGGAAGATCGTTACTTTCCAGATCAAATTGAAACCCTTTCGTTGAAACAAGGAGATAATAAGAATGAGTAAGTATCCTGATTTCATTTCCGATGAGATTGATTCCGCTCTCAGTGATTTTCCAGAGATTCCTACACGTACTTTGGCTAAGAGGATTTATAACGACCATAAGAAATTCTTCAAAGATATCGAACAGGTCCGCTCTGCCATCCGCAGACGGCGTGGAAATGGGGGTAAGCAAACAAGAGGTGGGCGTCACGAACGTCCTAATCAAAAGGCGGGGTGGAAACCTAAGATTCCACCATCGCAAGCGAAAGATTGGGTACCCCATGTAATCAAAGGTCCTGAACGAATCGCGGTCATCAGCGATGTACATATTCCATACCATAGTGAAAAGGCTTTAAAGAAGTGGTATGCGGATGCTAGTGAATATGAACCCAGTACCATCCTATTAAACGGAGACACGTTGGACTTTTACAGACTGTCAAGGTTTGAAAAAGACCCACGGATGAGGGACACAGCATATGAAATCGACGCAGTACACGAATTCCTTGATTGGCTTGCAGCTAACTTCGAAGCAGATATTATTTGGAAGGACGGGAACCACGACGAACGATGGGCAAAATACTTGTTCAACCACGCTCCGGAGTTTTCTCGGTTTGAAAAGTTTGAATTGCAATCGATCCTTGAACTCAAAGAAAGAGGGATCACATATGTAACAGACAAGCGAGTCGTCATGGCAGGGAGCCTACCGGTTCTACATGGACATGAGATGCAAGGTTCATCTGCCGTTAGTCCCGCACGGGCTATGGCAGCAAAACTTGGTAACTCGGGTGTCCAGTCACATTGTCATCGGTCATCTCAATACTTTGAGAGAAACATTTTCGGTGATTGGATGAAATGCTTTTCCACAGGTTGCCTGTGTGAGTTGAATCCAGACTTTGCTCGTGTAAACAAGTGGAATCATGGTTACGCTTTCATTGATGTTTACGAAGACGGTTCTTTTGAAATGAAAAATGTGGTACTTGATTAATGGCATATGCACTAGCAGGAAAGAAGCGTTCGTTTTATTTCATGGCAAACCCCCGCACCGGGAGCACGTCTGTCGCTAACGCACTGACGACTATGGGGGCTGTTCCCAAAGGTGATCACCACGACGACTGGGATGTAATCTTACCAGATAGCATTGTGGCTCAGACTGTGAGACATCATTGCGATGTGTTGGTATCGTTCTGGTTTAAGTCTCAGATCGGTAGTGACTTCACAAAGTTCGTAGAAGCAGTGTTAGGTGGTGAGTATTACTGGCTCCCGTCAACTGGTTTCTACAACCGGTGGGGTGATAAGGTCAATTGTATCTTGCGGTACGAGACCCTTGAGTATGAATTGAACAACGCTCTTTCCTGCTGTGGTATTCCGCCAGTCAAATTAGAACGGACTGTTACTCGTAGGAGTTCGGACGTTTCTTGGCAGAGCCTATTCTCGATGAGTCTGTATGAGAAAGTCGCTGATCACTATCACGCTGAAATGAAGGAATTTGGGTATGGCTATAGTTAATGTTCATCAGAAATGGATCTACTTGATGGAGCCCCACACCGCAAGTAGGGCTGTCAATGATTACTTGATGGCGAATAAGATGGGTTCCAAGATTGGTCATCACCATATTGGAATCCCTGAACTGACTGACCGTAGGCGACAGCACATCACAGTCGATATTTCTCAGTACAAGATCATATGTACGGTAAGAAACCCCTTCGATGTTCTCGTCACTCAATGGAAACACAGTCAGCAAAAGGTTGAATTCATAGAGTGGATGGAGAAGGCAGTCAATAGTGATACACTTGCTGCCACGCCTCTCATGGGACTATGGAGACAATGTAATACCTTTGTGTATTATGAGCACCTCAATGAAGATTTGTCAACAGTATTCGGACGCAAGATTGAACTTGACCGCAATCCCGCCCATAAGACCGAGGGTAAGCGACCCTGGTTGGATTACTGGTGTCAGGACTTGAAGCTATTAGATACCCTGTATGCTAAGTACTCAGAGTTCAATAGTATGTTTGGTTACCGGTTGACATATGATACGGACCTTGGTGTCGTGATGGGCATTGACCAAGAGACAAGGGAAAAGCGATGCAGGAGTATATCGGGTGGGTAGCTAATTTTCTGCTGATCCTCTGCTCTTGGAGGATTGCTTATAAAGAACGATGGGCACTGTTAGCAGGTGCCACTGGTGGTTTTCTATGGGCTTTCAAAGCCATATGTACCTGCCAGTGGGACCTTCTTTTTATTGAGATCGTGTTAAGTTCTTTGCAGATATGGGCTTATGTCAAGTGGGGAAAATCAGAATAATCAGAATAATTGGTATTTTCTACTTGACTTTACTTCGTTTAGGTGGTATACTTTATTATGAAGTTAGCGGATACTCAGTATGATGTGTTTAATATCCCTATTCACGAGATTTGGGTTGATGATGATTTTAATTGTCGTCAGGGTATTACCCGCGAATCTCTGAGGGAGTTAATCAACTCTATAGACGAGAATGGGTTATCTTTCCCAATCGGCGTTCAGCCTATTGAGGAAACCTCCTACGCTCCTCAAGGATTTAAATGGAAGCTCATCTACGGTTTTCGCCGCTTGTCCTCAGTTAAGGTATTGGGATGGGAAGTAATACCCGCCTATGTTCACCAGGGATTAACGGAGCATCAAGCTTCTTTTTTAAATCTAAACGAGAATCTAGCTCGAAAAGATCTAAACATTCTTGAAGAGGCGATAGCTATAGATAAGATGTTTCCAGTGTACAGAACAATTAAATCCATCGCACTGGAATTAAACCAATCAGAACATTGGGTGGCGATGAGACGAAAGCTTCTCCTTTACTCAGAGTTCATACAAAAGGCGGCAGCATCCGGCAGGCTATCCGAATCACAACTGAAGGTAATTTACACCTCTCATGACCCCGATGAAAAAGCCGCAGAGATTTTGCGAGCAAAGAGAGGTGAGAAGACGAGAGTCACACATTCCAGAACTTACAGAAAGAAGAGTGAGGTTAAGGACCTAACTACAAAGTTGTTGAAGGAAGGTTTTAATCCCAATCTTCTCAGAATCCTAAGTTGGTGTATCGGTGAGGTTGATGAGGCAACTTTAAACCAAGCATTAAGCTGGCTCAGGGATAGGAAAGGTTATTTGAAATGACACCTGAGATGAGAAAGAGTGAACTGAAAGGATTTGAGAGGCTACAAAATGAACTTGGAGGTATCATACCCTCCAAGCTGAGGGACAAGCAGACACTACTGATCGAGACATCACTTTGGATGTACAAACTGAAAGTGATGGACACGACCCTGGGTCGGCGGTTCACCTTAGAAACTCAGTCACCTTTGTGCAAGACCAGCGAAGTTATCGTTCACATGCACGCACATCTTCCTAAGTTGAAATACGAGAAAAAAGATTGGATTGGAAAAGGAATGAAGCTTGTCTTCAAATTCACTGATGGAAACAGTGTAATGATTGGAGATGTTAAAAGCGTAGTCATCGGTGGAATTGGAGAAGACGGTAATGAGTATAGTTTCGATTTCTGGCAGTGAGTCATACCAAAAGTTACTGAATACCTCTCGTGAACTAGTTTTCTATGATTCGGAGACCTGTGGGCTTCACGGGATGATGGTCTTACTCCAGTTTGCAGTTGGTAAAGACGGCGACATTGTCTTGTATGAGATCTGGAAAGAGAGAGTTGACAAGACTCTGGAACTTCTTGAAGCGATGATGAATCACGTGCTCGTGGGATTTAATCTCAGCTTTGACCACTTTCATGTGCAGAAGATTCATTCGATCTGGAGTATGCTCCCAGGGGATTGGATTCCTGAGGAACACATTGACGAGATCGCAGAGATCGAACCAGAAGCGAGGATGTCCGATTGTATTAAACCCTACTCGGCTATGGATCTACTTCTACATAGCCGCAAGGGTCCATACCAGTCCCTGATGGCTCGAAAGGATATCAGGATCAAGTCTATCCCACTGGCACCAGTCGATTGGAAAGGTCATGTGATGCCTCTGGCTTACGCTCTGGCATCATACCTCGAAGACACAGTAGAGATGGATGGTATTTACTTCGCCCGTACACACGATCCTGATGCCCCACGATGGACTGTGATGGACAGAGAGAAGAACGGCGTAGTTGACAAGGAGTTCGCTGACGTTGTGCTGAGGTTCAACGCTGATGGTTCTCTTAAATCACTTGCTCAACACGCACTAAAGATTCCGCCTAAGTATAAGTTCGATGATATTGAATTGGATAAGAAGCATCGTCCCCAGGAACTTGGCTATGCCCCGTTAGCTAAGGCGTTGTCGAGTAAGGAAAAGAACTGGGAATACTGGGAATGGGATAAAGACACTGGTAAGGACAAGTTGAAAGGATATGTTTGGCCGGGCGTCATCCGAAAGCATATCGAGCATTGGAGTGACAATGAACCTGCACGTGAATATGCTAACGATGATATCGTGTACACTCGCGGGCTCTACTACCACTTCGACGAACCAGAACACGGTGACCGGGATTCGATCCTAGCCTGTATGGTGGCGAGTGTTAGATGGCATGGGTTTGTTATTGACGAGAACGGACTTCGTGACTTGCGTCTACAGTCCGAAGAAGTAGTTAAACAGGCTCCCATTAATACCAACAAACCACCAGTGATCAGGACATACATCAACGAGATGTGTGATGACATGGAAGCATCGTTCTTAGAAGAGACAACTAAGAAAGCTAAGCTGGAAGAAATGTCTCAGTGGATGATTCAAGAGGAAGAGGAATGTTTGAAGTGCATGGCGGGTTTGGAACCTGATTGCCCTCGCTGTAACGAAGGTATGTTACCGGTGGGAATGCATCCGGCAGCACTTCGTGCTCAAGAGATTTTAGGTATCAAGACCGCGAAGAAGCAAGTAGAACTATACGACAAGCTACTGATGGCGGGTCGTTTCCATGCTTCTTTCAAAGTGATCGGAACTATGTCCAGTCGAATGGCGGGTGGGGATGGTTTGAATGCACAAGGTATCAATCACGACTTTGAAGTACGTAGCCGATTCCCACTCATGTGGGAGGGGTACAAACTGTGTGGTGGTGACTTTGACTCTTTTGAAGTTACTATCGCAGACGCCGTTTACAATGATCTTGATTTACGGACGGCGATTGTCACCGGTCAAAAGCTACATGGTCTATTCGGGACACTAATGTTCCCTGGGTATACCTATGAACAGATTTTAGACAGTGACGAGAATGAACACGACTATGAATTTGGCAACATGTATGGGAAAGCCAAATCGGGTGTGTTCGCAATGATCTATGGTGGTAATGCTTCGACCCTAAATAGGAATCTAGGTATTCCTATGGAAGTCGCAGAGAAGGCTTATGCGGAGTGGGGCAGGATGTTCCCAGGTATTGAGCGGTCACGCCAAAGGATTATTAATTTGTTTCAACCTCTTTTGCAAGAAGGTGGGATTGGTACTCAAATCGTATGGAACGAACCACAAGAGTATGTGGAGTCGTTCCTTGGTTTCAGACGTTACTTCACTCTTGAGTATAAGATCGTGAGGGCACTGTTTGATCTTGCCAACAACATGCCTAATGCCTGGAGGAAGTGTGAGGTTCCTGTACTACGAAGTGAGAGACGTGGCGTTCAGAAAGCTTGGGGTGCATTATCCTCTGCTCTCTTTGGTGCTGCATTCGGGATCGCTGAGAGCATTGTACGTGCCTCTGCTAACCATGAAGTGCAATCGCCGGGCGCGGAGATCACTAAGGAGACTCAAGTTGCAATCTGGTCGCTACAGCCAAGCGGAGTTCATGAATGGATCGTAGCACCAATGAACATTCACGATGAGATCATCTCAGTCACCCACCCTGACTATGTTGATGCCCAGGCTGAGATAGTCAAAGAGAAGGTCGAATCATATCGTGAGAAGGTGCCTTTGATCGGAATGAAGTGGTGTACTGATATGGAGAACTGGGCACAGAAGAAAGGAGGTGATGAGGCACCCATCGTTCACATCACCTATGACAAAGAAGCAATCCTAGAAGAATTAAAAGAGGGCATAGATGCCATCACACATTAAGGAACTACCAAAAGGATTCATCGAATCCTATTCTAATAAACGGGTACCTTGGGGTCCATGCGGGTTCGTCGTCTACAAGAGAACCTACTCAAGACTGATTGAAGACTTAGGGAGGACTGAAGAGTGGCATGAGACGGTCGGACGATGTACGAATGGGATCCTCAAGTTGGGTGGCTTGTTCACGCAGGAGGAAGCACAGAAGCTTTATGACCACGTGTTCAACCTACGAATGTCGTTTAGCGGGCGGGCGCTTTGGCAACTCGGTACTAACAACATGGACCGGATTGGATCGGACTCGCTTCAGAACTGTTGGGCAGTCGCAGTTAATGATCCAATTGACCCGTTCTGCTTCACTTTCAACCAGTTAATGTTGGGAGGTGGTGTTGGTTTTAACATCACCCCTGAAGAAGTTTATAGTTTACCAACCGTAGAATTTAGTCCGGATATCAAACATGTTCAGTCCTATGATTGTGACTTCATCGTCCCCGATAACAGAGAAGGATGGGTTAAACTTCTGGGAAGAGTACTCAAAGCCTTTTTCTACACTGGAAGACGTGTCCACTATTGCACCCGAGGTCTCCGCTCCCGTGGGGAACCGATTAAAACGTTTGGTGGGACAGCTAGTGGAGATGTCGACCTCGTATGGGGAATCGAAAAGATTTGTGATATTCTGCGACATGCTAGAGGGCGTAAACTACGTCCAATTGAATGTCTAGATATAATGAACATCATCGGCAAGATTGTTGTTGCCGGTAACGTTCGTAGATCAGCACAGATCGCACTGGGTTGCCCTCGTGACTTGGAGTACATGGCAGCTAAGAACTGGGCGACTGGTAAGATCCCTGCTTGGCGAGCAATGTCAAACAACAGTGTAAACTGTGACGACATTGATGCTTTACCAGAAGACTTTTGGAGTGGGTACAATGGAGACGGGGAACCTTATGGATTTGTTAATCTGGGACTTTGTCGTAGCCACGGGCGTTTGGTTGATGGGTTGGACTACCGGACTGATCCTTATGTTATTGGCACTAATCCTTGTGCGGAGATAACCCTGGAGAATAAAGAACCCTGTAACCTGATGGAGCAGTTCATCTGCCGAATCAGGGACCTAAACCAATGGAAAGAAGTCGCTTACTTGAGTTACAAAGTAGCCAAGACTATTAGCATTTGGCCATTCAGCGACCCCGACACAAACGACGTTGTCCAGCGTAACCACCGACTCGGTATTAGTTGCACTGGTATCCAACAGGCTACGTGGTGGGGTCCTGAGCACTACAATGAAGTCTACAGGCATATGGAAGAAGCAGATGAACACTACTCAAGACAGCTTGGAATATCTCGTTCCAACAAACTCACTACCGTTAAACCATCCGGTACTCTTTCTCTTCTACCCGAGTTTTATGGTGGTGTGCTTACTCCTGGTACAAATGATGGGTATTCAGAGTACCATAATAGACGGATTAGTTTTGCTGCTGAAGACCCCTTAGTAGAGAAGTCAAGAGAGAGTGGTTTTCATGTAGAACCGAAGCGAGAGTTGGATGGTACTCAAGACCCAGGTACTATGGTAGTCACTTTTCCAGTAAAGCAAGTTGGGGGCAAATCAACTAGTGCGATAAATCAACTGAACAGACACAAGATGTTGCAAGAGTATTGGTCCGACAACGCAGTCTCGACCACCGTCTACTATAGGCGGGAGGAGTTAGATGACATTAAGACTTATTTGAGAGACAATATTAAGGACTCAATCAAGTCAGTGTCATTCTTACTACACAGTGATCACGGATTTCAACAAGCGCCCCTAGAGGCAATCACGAAGCAGGAGTATGAGAGGGCAACGGAAGCCACGCAGAGTATTACTTCATTAACAGAAAACACTCAGACAGACCTAATTGAAGGCGTTGAGTGTGCAGGCGGACATTGTCCAATTAAGTAGGAGAACACAAACATGGGTATGTTTACAGACATTTTGGCTAACGCAGTATCAATCGATACCTCTGACCCTATCGAAGGTCCAGATCGACACGCAGTGCTAGAACTTGAGCGGCATCGCGACGTAGTACTCGACGCTGATATCGGAACAGATTACGCTGAGGCAAATGAAGTGCAGAGCCTAGCAGCGACTGATCGTACTGGTGGTAACTTCACGCTAACGTTCCTGCTGGCTAGTGGTGAGACATTCACTACAGGGAACATCCTTTTCAGTTCTACGGCTGGAACCATCGAAACAGCTATCGACAGTGCTGCAACTACCGCTTCAGTAGTAGGTTGGACTAATGGTGATATCACTGCCGCTGGTGGTGCTATCAACTCTGCACCTGTTACATTGACGTATGATGGAACATCTGTAGCTGCATTGAACCACTCAGTTGTAGTTGTAAATGACGTAGATCTTTCTGGTGGTTCAGTTGATCCTGTCGCCAGTACGACAACCAACGGACAGGCTGATCGCAACGCTTTGGGCATTCTCGCTTTTCTAGGTGAATTCACTGGTACTCCTCCGGCTTTCGGTGACGGTACCGCAGGTTCCTGGGTGGTTGGGGACCCAGCACGTGCAAATCGTCCCAGTAAGAGTCTCGTCAACGCTCTCATTCGTGAAGCATCCCATCAGGAAGGGGTTGACTATGCTACGATCTTGGCGGATATCATTGTCTAATGGATGCCTTTAAGCCAAGAGACAAGCACGGACCTGAGTATTTCATTCAGGATCGGTACGCGAAGTTCCTTGAGGCTAAGGGGTGGTTGGTAGAACGAATGGTCGGGAATGCTTTTCAAAAAGGCATTCCCGACCTTTATCTTGCGCACCCCGAATACGGTACTCGATGGTGCGATATCAAAGTCTATGGTAAGTACAACTTCACCAAGGCCCAGCGCATTAAATGGCCAATGTGGGAACAGTATGGGATTGGAATCTGGATCTTAGGTGCTCCGTCAAAACAAGAGTGTACCAAAGCGTACATGATAGAGGAGTCCAACAACATTCTATTTCAGCCGCCCAATTGGCGAAACTTTTGGAAGGCTAGTTGGGATGATAAACCCGACATAGATAAAATGTTGGAGGAACTGGGGGATGCCAGTTGAGCGATGCAGGAAGGACGGGAAACCAGGATACCGGTGGTGTATAAAATGTAAGTGCTTTACTTACACATCAGGTGATAAAGCAAGTCGCGAACGTGCCAAGCGAAAGGCTGAGGCACAAGGTAGAAACATTAGAAAGAATGAATGATGGAACTGATCACAACCACAAAGAATCAGTGCGTGTTGGCATCATTTGCAATGGTGATGCAGACAACTATGGATCACCTCGGGGGTCGGTTGGGTCATGATGGCTTAGACCGTGTCTTAGACGACACGGCTGAGCCACACTGTTTTAGGAGTTTTCATCCACAAGAGTTCATAGACTTGTTGATGAAGGATGGATTCGCAGTCACTATGGTTGAACTGTACCCCTGTCTGAACCACGGGGGTCAACTGGTCAACCACGCTGAATTCTTAGGTGAGGATCGTTTCTTTCAATCACTGCTATACGGAGATGGTGTGATCTTTGGAACGACTAAGAGCATGGGACATGCTGTAGCATGGAATCGTGAGGAGGCACGCATCTATGATCCGAGGGGTTATAAGTATGAATGGAACAAGGAACAAGACTTTGTTCCCCGGCAATTTTTCCTAATTCAAAAGGTAGAGGAACATGTATGATAATGTTTACAACAACAAATATGGCTTTGTAATCCCTGACGAACATATACCATCAGAAGATGACATGAAAAAGTATCAGGATGGTGATCCAGAGATTGTGTCCGTCCTGATTGAAGGGTTGATGGCTTATATTGTTAACGAAGTAGAGTGGTTCTTAACAAGGTCAGAGCCTGCTCGACCATACCGGGAGGACTGTCTCTCTGAAGCGATGTTTGCACTTGTAGACTTTGTCAACAAAGAGTTGGGTAAAGAGTATACATCTGCCAAGTTTCTCGCGTTTGCTAAGGCTCATTGTATTCATCATATTGTTGACTGGTTGGCACAGTACAGTGTTACCATTAGCATCAAACCATCCACCAGACGTGACGTGAAAATTGAATTCAATAAAATGAGATTAGAGGATACTGACATACCTCAGTCAGATATTTTCAATCAACTTTGGTTTGACGATTTCATTAGCGACTTAGACTCTTTTGACAGAGATCTAATCCAAATGAAAATGGACGACATGTCAAATCGAGAAATCGCGAGAA